AAACAATCACTGTTACTGCTGGAACAGATGTGACACTGAGTGGAACAATGACAATTGCACAAAACAATACAAAAAGATTTTTATGTATTAAGACAGCGGCAACTACAGCAACAGTTTACAGTCTTGGAACAATAGTACATTAATAATTAGAGGAGTTAAATAAAAATGGTTTTAGGCAAAAGTATAGTAACGGCAAGTGCTTTAAGGAATGCATCAATCCTTTATCAATCACCGGAGTTCATGGCAAATCAGGTATTTCCTGTTCTGCAGTCAAATGATCCGACTATGAAAATAACTAAGTATCTACCCGCAGACTTCTTTAGGAATGATGCAGGACTTAGAGGCGAAGGCGGAGAAGCCATAAGAGGTAGTTATAAAACTACAGGGGTGACTTATAGTGTTGATGAATACGCTTATGCAGTACCAGTCACTGACGAATTAAGAAGAAACGCAAAAAAACAAACTGCTCAGCCCTTACAGCCTGACATTGAGGCTATAGAACTGGCTAAAAGAAAAATCCTGCTAAAAAGAGAATCTGACGTGGCTAGTTTAATTACTGCTGCCACTTGGGCTGATGGCAATTCGGGGGGCAAGGATGTAACAGGAGCTTGGCATCAAGATACAACTACAAATACTTTTATAGCAGATATAAAGACAGGGTTGCAAACCTTACGTGAAAAGGGTATCGAACGTGGCGGTAGTATGGAAATAAGGCTCCTGTTAGATGATTTGACCTTTGATCAAGTAGTCGAAATTTCTCGTGTAAGAGATCAAATGAAATATACTTCCAACGAGTCAATTACGCCTGAATTGTTAGCCCGTATTCTGAAAGTTGATAAAATTATCGTCCCCTCTGTTATAGAAAACACAGCAAAGGAAACCAAGGCAGGAACTGAGTTTACAGCGTCAAGGATCTGGCAGATAAATGCAACAAAAGGGATGGCTTTGCTATATGCTTATCCTAAACGCTTGGGTCTGAAGGTAATGACTGCGGGGCTTATTGTAAATGATAGATTCGATATTGAAGAAGGAAACGGACATGAAAGAGCAATGAAGTGGCGTGAGGCGGCAAATCACCAAGATGTTTACGAAGTTGCAGAGCTTCGAGACCAACTTCAAGTTTGTGCTGATGCTGCTTATATGTGGAAAGATACAATACTAACATAATTGAGGTGTTAAATGGGTTATTGTGCAATATCTGATATAGTAGCGGCAGTCACTCCGGATGATCTAATTGAGCTGACTAATGATGCCGCAGGAGGCAGTACCGTTGATAACGACAAAATAACTGATGCTATAAGCTATGTTGACAATATGATTGATGGATTTTTAAGGGGTAGGTATAGCTTACCCCTTGGATCTACACCAGATGAGTTAAAATATATAGCTATTGATTATGTTGTTTATAGATTGTATTGCCGCAGGATGTATATACAAATACCAGAAAGTATTTTAACAAAATATAAAAATGTTTTAAAAACGCTTGAGGCAATACAAAAAGGTAATTTCAAGCTCGATCCAAGTATAGCAAGCGAATATAGTGACTCGGTATTAAAAACTGATAAAACAGTTACAGTATCAAGCGTAAATAAATTTTATACAGAGGGTAAATGGGACACGTACTAAATGAGCATTAATACTATTGTAAATGACGTAATAACACAGCTGGAAACAACTATAACAGGCTTAAAGGTAGAGTTGTTTCCAGACAAGCTAAGCGAGTACAGGCTTATACACTCGCATGGTGCTGTTTTGGTGGCATATAGTAAATCTAGCTTTAGTAACCCTGAGAGGATCGAGTTTATTCAACAAATAGAGACTATCGAAATTGGTATCGAGTTAATAATAAAAGGGTTAAGAGACAAAAACGGGGCTTATGATTATTTAGATACAATTAAAACAACATTGACAGGTTTTGCACCTACTGGCTGTACAAAAATGTATCCAACCCAAAGTAGCTTTTTAGCAGAAAATAGCGGTATATGGCAGTATGGCTTTGTTTTTGAGACAACGAAAGAAAATTACGATTAAAGGAGATATAAAAAAATGGTAATAAGTAAGACAGTAGCGTTTAGGGGGATATCAGATTGCAAAATTGCAGCAATAACCGCTGATACACCCACAGGGCTGACATATGGATCACTGGTTGATGTACCAATTGCAACCCTAACACTTACAGAGGTAAGGGATAATCACGAATTGAAGCATGACGATAGAGTGCAAGACATTGACTCTGTGTTGCAATCAGCTGACATAAGCGGGACAATAGCAAGGGTGCCGCTTGAGATATTGGAGATATTAACAGGCGGGTCTATAACCGCATCAGGCACAGGAGCCAACGAAAAACAAACTTTTGATTTAGATAGTACAGATAACTCAGGATATTTTAAACTAGAGGTCGTATCGGCAAGGGCACATGCGGACGCAGGGGATGTAGGTGATATACACATACAATATAAAAAATGCAAAGTACAATCCCTAGATTACAGTCTTGAGGAGGGTTACGCTACAATAAACTTTACTGCAAAAGCCATTAAAACTATCTATGACAGCAAAATTAAAAACATAGTATTTAATGAAACGGCAGAGGCTATTAGCTAGTGATTAAGCGAATTAACATATTCGGCAGTAGTGACAAAATTAAAGTATTAGGGGCGGAGCGTATTAACCGCCTCTTATCTTTAAATATCCCATCTATAGGTATAAACCATTTTGTTAACTATTATCCTGATGTGGATTATTTTATTTTTATGGATAGTAAAACACTAGATGGGGTAAATTATCAAGGGCAAAAAATACTAACAAATAATCATATATACAAAAATTGTCTAAAAAATAATGAAAAATACAATGTGGCTGGAACGTTTGAGCCAAACGGCATTTGGGGATGCGTGATGAATAGCGGCTGGTTTGCATGTTGGTGGGCTATCCAGCAAGGTTACACTCATATATATTTGTATGGTGTAATGGATGGTGATAATTATAAGCATTGTAGCAATGGTAAATCTGTTTATAATAATATTTTTACCAGTAATAAAGAGCAGCACTGTTTTAATAACAATGAATACTTTAATTTTGAAAAAGATATAAAAACGGGTTATGATAAAGGTATAAAGATATTTAGACCATTAAAGGAGACTAATATATGTCAGATCTAAAAGCAATAAAAAACCAAGGCGTAAAAGTTAACATAGGCGGAGAAGAAAAAGTTTTTAAATTTGATCTAAACGCTTTTGCACTGCTAGAAGAAGAATACGGTAGCTTGGATGAATTAAATAAGATTTTTCCGAAAAAAGATGAAGATGAATGTGAAAATAAAGTACAAATAAAAATAAAGGACATACGCAAATTATTATGGGCGGGGCTAATCCATGCCGATGAAAGATTAACAGAAAGAGCTGTGGGATCACTTTTGAGCTTGACAGACATGAATGAAGTGGCTAAAAAGATAGGCGTGGCATTTATGGCAGCTATGCCAGAGGTAAGTGAAGATGAAAAACAAGCAAAGACAGAAGGAACCCAAGGAAAAAACTAAAAAAGCCAAGCTCAAAAGGTTTTTTGGATTGGGCTTGGTTTTTTTACGCTGGTACAGTACTTTTAAAACTTTCGGAAAATGAATTTTGGAGATTAACGCCTAGAAAGTTAATATTATTACTAAATCAACATACTAAGTACCAACAATTATTATGGAGTCCTATAACTGGATATAATCCATCTGAAGGGGCGGAATCTGATCAAGAGTATAACACAAAAGAGTTTAATAAATTAATGTAGGATATTGCAATGGCTAACGGCAAGGTTAAAATAGATATCATACTTGACCCCAAAAAATTCAAAGTTGGCATGGATAGTGTTAAGACTAGTTTTGGTGATTTTAAAAAACTCGGTGCTGGCATGGCTGCTGTGGGAGTTGGGGTAGGTGCTGGATTACTTGGAGCCGCCAAGGCGGCTGGTGATTTTAGTCAGGGCATGTCTAATGTATCTACACTGATAGACACAAGTAAAGAGTCTATGTCTGACATGTCAGATGAAGTTTTAAAAATGAGCAAAGACATGCCTGTTGCCCTGTCAGACCTTACGTTATCATTGTATGATGTAAGGTCAGCTGGTATATCAGCAGATGAGGCAATGTCTGCATTAAAGCAATCAGCGGTGTTGTCTACAGCAGGCTTAAGCTCTGTCTCAGAGGCTACTAACATAATGACATCCGCTTTAAATGCTTTTGCCACAGAGGGATTAAGTGCTGCAGAGGTAAGTAATATAGTTTTTAAAACTGTTAAAGCTGGTAAAACTACGGTTTCAGAGCTGGCACAATCTTTTGGTGCTACTGCTCCAATTATCCAGGCGGCTGGAGTTAAATTAGCAGATTTTCAGGCGGCAACTGCTGCATTAACTACGGTTGGTATACCAGCAAGCCAGGCTCAAAACTCATTAAGAGCTGCTATAGTATCACTACAAAAGCCATCTAAGGAGATGCAAGCGATATTTGAGGCACTTGGGGTAACAACAGGACAGCAATTAATAAAAACATCTGGTAGTATGGGAGCCGCTTTTAAAATAGTGTCCGACAAAGCGGCAGAAATGGACATGCAAGTTATAAAAGCATCTGGTAGCGTAGAGGCTGCTGCTGCCATAACATCAATTGCAGGGGCTACAAATAAGGCTTATGCAAATACACTAGATGATATGCTAAGTGGTACTAATGCAGTAAGCGAGGCTTATGGAAAACAAGCAAGCGAGTTTAATGCAAGTGTGCAAGTTGTCAAAAATCAGTTACAATCTGTGGCTATAATCATAGGGCAAGGTATAATGCCAACTATAAAGGACTTACTTGGTATTGTAAGTAATTTAGCGAGCTGGTTTAATAACTTGCCAACACCGATAAAAAGGGTTATAACAGATTTAACACTTTTAACTACTGCAATAACTTTAATTGGTGCTCCAATACTTATATTGGTTGGTAGTTTGCCAGCTTTAACAGCTGGGTTTGCATCTGTATCTATTGTTGTTAGTGGTGCATTAACTGCACTAGCTGCCGTAAACCCTGTTTTGCTTGCTATAGTAACAACGGCTGGGATAGTTATAGCAAATTGGGGAGTAATAAAAAATACTGCACATGATTTTGTGTTAGGCATTGATTTTTTGTTTGATAAATTAATACATAAAATAAAAACAGTGGCAATAGATTTAAAAAATGGTGCTATTTATATAGGCAAAAATCTTGGTCTAGGTATTTTAAAAGGGTTATCTTATGCTAAAGCAGCAATAAGTAAGGGAATAAAGGGCTGGACAACTGGTATAATAGTTGATATTAAAAAGTATTTTGGTATAAAATCACCCTCAACAGTTACTGCTGAGATAGGCATGTATTTAGTCGAGGGGTTGAATAAGGGGATTGAGGACACAGAAGTAGTAGTGCCTAAGCTGGAAAGTAAGTTTAAAAACGCTTTTGATAGCATAGGTGGCTCTTTTAGGCAAATGACAACAGGCATGAGTAATGATTTATCTGTTATTAATAGAAATATCTCAGCCGTTTCTGGCAGCATGGAGTCTGCAAAAAGTAAAACTAGTTTTACGGGAGGGGTTAGTTTTCCAGGGGTACAAGCCCCACAAAAATTCGGTGGGTTTTTTGCTAATGGTGGCATAGTGCCAGGTAATGCAGGTAAGCCAATGCCGATAGTGGCACATGGTGGCGAGATGATTTTAAACAGTAAACAACAAAATGCATTATCCAACAGGGAGATAAATAATACTCCGGTTAATCCTACTTTTGTATACGCTCCACAAATACAAACCGCAGTAAACAAAGATGAGGTTTTTAGTATATTAAATCAAAATCAAAATGATTTTTTTAACATGGTGCAGTATGGTATGGAGACACATAGCGGTTTAAGATCAAGTAAAGGTAGGTAGATAATGACGGCAATATTTACAACACAATATAAAGCTGCTTATCAGGTCAGTGCAAGCTGGCAAACATTAGTAGATGAGGTTATATCAGGCGGTGAACAGCGTCGAAATTTATGGAGTAATCCAAAACGTAGCTGGGCACTTGAATTTGATAAAAACAATACAGATACAAATGTAGTAATTGACTTTTTTAATGCCCGTAAGGGGCAATTTGAAGCATTTTACTGGACTTGGTTAAGTACTCATCCCGATACTGGTAAGAATTTAGGGGGAGATGATAACACTTATTTAGTTAGGTTTTCGAATGATGTAATAGATCTAAAGCATCTATTTAATGGATATACTACATTTAGCTTAAGTATAACAGAGGTATTAAGTTAATGCCAAAGGGTTTAACAGATGGTCAAATAAATTTAATAAGCCAGGGCGAAGTTAAAACAAGGATGTTATTAACTTTTAATTTTAGTAATAATCTTTTAGATCTAGAGCTTGAGGATGGATTAGGTATATTAAGACTCGAGACAAGCGATAAGCTTAAGCAAGAGACAGATTATATTTATTTACTAGAAAATGATACATTAACAAGCTTAACTGTTGACGATAAAGTATATTTAGCTAGCATGATTAGACGTAGTAATATTGACACAAAGTTAGAGGGTGGGACTCAAAAGGTTAATATTACATTAAGTAACATTGATCAAGTATATAGTAGTATGTTAGCTACCTATGGGGATACATTAACAAACAGTAAATGTACAATCGAGGAGGTTATTTTTAAACCCCCGACGCATGATAATTTATTTTTAGAGGGTGGTACATCTGATTTATTATTAGAGTCTGGAGATGATTTGTTATTACAAAATAATTATATTATTGACGATAAAATAAATATTTTTGAAGGACTTATTAATAATATATCCGTATCAGACACACAATTTAATTTTAGCGTTGAGCGTACACTTGGAGGATACTCAACACAAAGCCCTAATACAACTTATGATATAAGTTGTCAGTTTAGTTTTAAGGACACAAGATGTCAGTACAGCGGTACCTATACAACTTGTGACAAAACATTAACAGCATGTCAGGCAAGGACTAATTCAGACAGGTTTGGTGGTTATCCATCTGTTCCAGTAGGATTAAAGACAAGATTTTAAGAGGTGTATATATGGCAGGTTTTCCCCGTGGGGTTAATATACAACAAATACAAGGCAGGGCTGGAGCTTTAGCACGAGGACATTTGGCGGCTGGTAGAGTGTCTGGAAGTGTGTCTACTGGTGGCAAATCCAGTTTTACGGGTGGTTTTTCGTTCGCAAATCCCGCCTCCTCTTTGGTTGATACACTAACCAATAAAACATCTAATGCTATAAATATAAAGCCGACACCTAATAGTGCAACTTATAACCCTAGTTTTAGATTTGGTGATTTACAAACACAAGTAAATAACTTAACAACTCGTCCTATAATATATGGACAAGTTAAACAAGCAGGCAACAAAATTTGGCAATCCGAGGAAAATACATCTCAAATTGATCAATTGGTTTTGTTTGGAGATGGTGACATATCAGGTTTTGATAATATTAAATTTAATAATGTATCTTATGCCGATTTGTCGGGCTGCAGTGTAACAAAGTATACAGGCAATGGGACACAATTAATAGACTCACGAGTCCCAGGCAGCACTGATACAGACAAAGCTGCTATCGTAGGCGGCTTAAAATATGATGCGTATTTAGCCATAACAGCTAAGGCATCTAAGGATATCCCTAACTCTGGCTTTAACGTTACAGCTGAGGTATTAGGTAAAAAAATATTAAATTATGATTATGTGCAAGATCCTGATTATGTTTACTCAGTCGAGGGCAAGGGCAATGTACTTGCCGATGTTACGCCATTTAGCGATTTAGATTTTGAACCAGACGATGAGACCGATATCCGCGAATTAGGTCATGTTGCAAATGATGGCAGTTATTTTTATATTATA